CTGTAGAAAAAGCAAGCGGTACAGAAAATAATAAACATTTTTAATTATGAAAAATGCCATACAAAAAGATGCCGTAAACATTATACAAACTTCTCAAAACACTTTATTATTGTGGGCCACAGGTGTTGGCAAATCTAAGCCTGCTATTGACATTATTAATTTATATTTTACAAAAAACCCAAAAGCAAAAATTCTTATCCTAGTTGCAGAAATAGCACATATTGACAACTGGAAACAAGAGATGCGCCAATGGAAATGTAAGAATATAAATAAAATAGATATAGCTTGCTACGCTTCAATGGAAAAATATAAGGATATACCTTATGACCTCATTGTTTGCGATGAATGCCACCATTTGTCCGATAACAGATTAAATATTCTTTCAGAAATGTTAGAAATCAAGAAATTTAAATTCCTTGGATTATCAGCCACTGTAACAAGAGAAAAATTTAATGCCTTACAATATATATTAGGAAATATTGAAGTATTAAAAGTTTCATTAAATACTGCCATTGACAAGGATTTGCTTCCTACACCTACTGTAAATATTATTACATGTGAGTTGTCAGATTATACTAAATATAAAAAATTAGAAGAGCAAGTAAACAAGTGGAAGTCTAAATATTATGAAAATGGCGGTCATTTCAATGAATTAAAGTGGAAGACTAGTGGGTTAGCAAGAAAACAATATATTGGTGCTTCAAAAACCAACTTTTTAAAAGCACTTGTTGATGCTTTTATTAAGAAAAATAAAAGATTCATTTGTTTTTGTGCCAGTATAGAACAAGCAGAACAACTAGATAAAGAACACACACTTACTTCAAAAACACCTGCAAAAAAGAAGAAAGAACTGTTGTCAAACTATAAAAACGAAAAAATTAACAGACTTTTTGCTGTTAGTATGTTAAAAGAAGGTATGAATTTTACCAATCTTAAGTATGGCATTATTTCACAATTAGATGGGAAATTACTCTCATTCATACAGCGAATGGGAAGGCTTCTCAGGGCTAAAAACCCTGAAGTATTCATTTTTGTACTGAAAGGTACATACGATGAAGTTTATTTGGAAAATGTATACAATAATATAAACCACAGATATATTAATGTACTATCATTTTCAGAATTATTAACAAATATAAACAATGATTTATGACATAGATGTAAAAAAGTTATATTCTGCAGGTTATACTCTACCAGAACTGTTAACTCTTATTATGGTAAAAGAAGGAATATCTCAACAAAACGAAATGCCTGTGCTGGAAGACAATGGTTTAATAGAATACACAGTAGTAGGATTTCCAGTAATTACTAATGATGGCTTAGATAGACTAAACACATTATTAGCCAGCTGTAAACTCAACAGAAAACCAGTAAAACCAAAGAATAAAGATGAAGATTTTATGGAATTGGCAATTCGTGTGAGAGAATTATTTCCTACCGGACTTAAGGAGGGGTTAAATCAAACTTGGAAAGGTTCTATTTCACAAATTAAACAAAGACTTAAAACATTTAAACAAATGTATCCAGACTATACTGATGACCAAATTGTAGAAGCAACAAAGAAATATGTTGAAACATACCAAGGTAACACTCAGTATATGAGAACATTAAAATATTTTATTTTTAAGAATGTAAGAGAGTTTGATGAAGAAGGAAATATAAGAATACGTACAATTTCAGATTTGGCAGAGTATATTGATAATTTAGAAGATACTACAGTATCCCCACAATTTCAATTTAACGAATTAAAGTAATGAGTATAACAGAAAGAGTTATAAGAAATCTAGAAGAAAGGAGAGAGAAAGTCCTTAGTGGAAGAATAAACTGTATTCCCTCACCTTTTAAAAGATTTAGTGCAGATTTTCCAGGAATTGAACAAGGGTTCTATTATATAGTTACAGGACAGACTAAAGCGGCAAAAACCCAGATTGCTAACTACCTGTTCATATATAATAGTATTCTCTATGCTTATACCCAGAAGAAAATAAGATTGAAAATTTTTTATTATCCTTTAGAGGAGTCGAAAGAGGCTATAACCCTGCGATTTCTTTCTTTTATATTGTACATAACCACAGGTGGACAATGTAGGAAAAGCGCACAGGAGTTAAAGTCAGTAAGAGAGACCGATCCGCTGGATGAAGAAACACTTAATCTTATACACTCAGAAAGGATACAAAATTTACTTAAGTACTTTGAAGACCATATTGAATTCGTAGACAGAAGAAATCCAACCTCTATCTGGAAAGAAGCAACCACTTATGCAGATAATCATGGAAAATCTTATTATAAAGACTATTGTATAAAGAATTCAAGTGGCGAAATTGTGCAATCAGGAAAACAATTTGATTATTATGTACCTAATGATCCCGATGAATATGTAATCTTTTTTATAGACCATATTGGTTTGATTGATACGGAAGCAGGACTTGATTTGAGAGAATCTATTGGAAAGTTATCCCAATATCTAGTAAAAATTAGAAACAGATACAATTATATTCCAGTAGTAGTACAGCAACAAAGTACTGAAACTGGTTCTCTTGCAGCTTATAAGGCAAATAAAATTAGGCCTACTCAAGCAGGATTGGCCGATAATAAAGCAACTGCAAAAGATGCAACAGTAATGTTGGGTATAACTAGTCCTTATGCTTTTGAGATACCAAATTATTTTGGTTATGATATTACCAAACTAAAAGCAAACGCTCGTTTTCTTGAAGTGGTATTATCACGAGAAGGAGAATCAAATGGTTTATTAGGATTATATTTTGATGGTGCTGTAAATTATTTCGAGGAATTACCAAAACCAGATAACCATGTAGAATTACAAGCCGTCTATAATAAACTAGAAGGCTTGAAGCAAAAACAAACGAATATATTATTACATATTCGTTCCCTTTTTAAAAAAATAATTAAAAAAGACAACAGATAATGGCAAATATTTGTATTATTTTAGGAGAAAGTGGTACAGGCAAAACTACGAGCCTACGTACATTAAACCCTAAAGAAACTATAATTATTAATATTTTAGGAAAAAGATTGCCTTTTAAAGGCAGTCAAAAAATGTATTCTGCAGAAAATAAAAACATTTTTCAAATTACTAATGCAGATGAAATTGTATCTTTAATACAAGCTATTGACAAAAGAGAGACATATAAAAACATTGTCATAGATGATGCTTCATATTTAATGAGAACTGAATATTTTGACAGGGCAAAAGAACGTGGATATGATAAATTTGTAGATATTGCAGTAAATACTCAGAAAGTAATTAAAGCCTGTCAAGATGCTAGGGCAGATATGAATGTCTTCTTGCTTTATCATGCAGAAGCAGTTTCAGATATGACAAGCATTATTGGGTATAAAGTGGCAACTATTGGTAAACTATTAGACCAAAGCTATAATCCTATAGAAGTAGTTCCAGTAGTACTATTTTCAACCTCTTTCTTTGATGATAATGGTAACCCAACTTATGGATTTTATACCAAAAGATTTCAAGATGGAAATATAGTTATTCCTGCAAAATCACCTGATGGTATGTTTGAAGAAAACTTTATACCTAATGATTTAGGACTTGTCATAAAAAAGATGAACGATTATTATAACAGTTAAAATTTAAAAAAATATGAAAATTTATAAAGGACTTTCCAGATTATTTATGGCATTTAGTCAAGGTAAAGAATCCACAAAACTAGGAGACTTCAAAAAATATGTTGGTTTAGGTGCTGTAAAAGTACTTGCAGTCAATCCTACAAGAGAACAATGGAATGAATTATTTGAATCTTCATCTAATGTAGAGCCTATAAATTATATTACAGAGCAAGAAATTGATGGAAAAAAAGTAAAAAGCATTAGAGTATCATTTGTTGTAAAAACTACCGATGACAAAGAAAATAATGGTATAGATATGATGACAACATTAAATTTCTTTGTACAGGAAAGATTTGAAACCAACAGAGACAACACCAAAGTAAAAGTAATGGATTCTTTTGGTAGGACTGCTTGGGTAACTAAAGAAGAACTCTCTTCACATGCTATTCCTATTTATTCAAACGGTCCTGCAAATATATCTAAAGATTACCGTGCTGTTTATAGAGGCGAAGATAGATTAACAGCATTTATAAGAGCATATCTTGGTATAGATGACATAGATTTCTTTAACCGAACCTCAGGTAAATGGGAACAAAGAGCTGATGTGGACAAATGCAGAGGAAGGTTAGATGATATTAAGAAGTATTTTAGTGGAAATGTCTCAGAAATTAGAGAAGTAATGACTTATCAACCTGACAACGTTGTTAAAGTTGTCTTTGGTGTCCGCACTTCTGAAGATAATAGAGAATATCAGACTTTCTTTGCAGACATGTTCTTAAAATATAACCAACGTTCAACCACTTATCTAAATACTCAAATTCAACAAGCTCAGCAACAAGGCGGTTATCCCAATACTGTTTTTTCTGTGGAAAACCTGAAAGAGTATGATGTTCCACCAACAGACTTTACTAAAGTAAACAGCGCAAAAAACCCTAATTCTTTCTTTAAACAGGATACTGGAGCAGATCTTCCTTTTGATTTAGAGCCTGTAGAAGATTTACCAGAAGAAGCAATGCCTCCTACAGATGAGGCAGAGAATATTTGGGGGATATAATTTTTTTATTAATATAACTTAACAAAGGGAGAGCACTCTTTTGTGCTCTCTCTTATTTTATTATATGTTTGCACCAGGAACTTTTTCAGTAAAAGAACAAGATATTTTAGATGAAATCAGCGAAGAAGCGATTGTATACTATTATTTTGGTATTACTCGTTTACCTTGTTTAATAAACTCACCTTTTAGAAGAGATAAGTCTCCTTCATTAAGTTTTTTTAAAGATTATAATGGACATATAAGATTCAACGACTTTGCTACTGGACAATCTGGAAATATTTTCTATGCAGTAGCATTATTATTAAATACTACTTATTATACAGCACTAATAAAGGTTTATAGTGATATAAAAGAAGGATTACTCTCAGAGAAAAAGATATTTAATTCCGAGTCAAAAGTCAACAAAAAGAATTTTGCATTTAGAGACAGAGCAAAATTTGCTGTAACTGTAAGACATTGGAACAAAAAAGATGTTGCTTATTGGAAAGATTTTGGCATATCTATTGAATTATTAGAATATGCAGAAGTTTATCCTATAAGTAAAATTTTCTATTATAAAAACTCTGAGTATATTTCTTATCCTGCGGATGAGTATGCATATACTTATATAGAAAGGAAAGAAGGAAATATCACTATGAAAATTTATCAACCTTATAATCAAGACGGTTTTAAATGGCGTTCCAATCACGATAAATCTGTTATTGGACTTTGGACAAAAGTACCATTAATAGGTGAAAAAATATGTATATGTTCCTCATTAAAAGACGCACTTTGCTTATGGAATAACTGTGCAATACCAAGTATCTATTTACAAGGAGAAGGATTCACAATAAGTAAAAGCGCTCAACAAGATTTAAAAGAACGATTCAAGCATGTATTTATATGCCTTGATAATGATGAGCCAGGGTTAAAGTATGCCAGTAAACTATCAAAAGACACTGGATTTCATAATATTATTCTTCCCCAGTTCGAATGGGGAAAAGACATATCAGATTATTATTACGGATTAAAAAACAAACAAATATTTAAAAAAACATTTTCAACTTTATTTCAAAATTATGTATAGATTAAAACTTAGAAGCCGCAATCGTACAAATCAAGGTTTGAAAGACCTTAGATTTAACAAGCGAGTAATATTCCGTATGGGAAGCACTACACCCAATGAACGAATCAGTAAATACCCTATTGATTTAGAAATTAACACTGTAGAAGGATGTGCTAACTGCATGGATAAACGCACTATGAAACACCTGTTTGAAGAAAACAATATCAAGCAGGCAGAATGGTTTACATGTTCCACAAAAGAAGAACTTACTAATACCCTCACTGAAAAGTTTCATGATTGGAACCATGGATGCATAGCAAAACGCTATAACTCTAGTCAAGGAAATGGTTTATTTTATATCAGAACATTAGATGATATAAATTCATTTATTGATTTTATCGGAGGAGAACATAATCTTACTAAGTATATCTTCGAAAAGTATTCTACTTTCTCTAGAGAATACAGGCTTCATGTTAGTCATTTAAATGGCTGTTTCTATGCATGTAGAAAGATGTTAAGAAACGATGCAGAAGACCGTTGGCAAAGGCACGATAATAATTCTGTCTGGATACTAGAAGAAAATCCCCTATTTAATTATCCAGATACTTGGGACGAAATCGAAGAAGAGTGCGTTCGAGCTTTAGAAGCATTAAAACTTGATATTGGTGCTTTCGATATAAAAGTTGCTACAGACGGAAGATTTTTTATTATGGAATGTAACTCTGCCCCAGGGCTTGGTGAGATTGGATTAGAAAAATATAAAGAAGAACTTAAAACGATTGTAGAATGGAACCAATAGAAAGAAAATTATATGTTGTAGGTGGAGGATGGCATTATGGTGATTTTATTAATAATACTATTCCTGTAGACACTCTTGAAGAAGCTGATATTGTAGTTTTTACTGGAGGAGAAGATGTGCTACCTTCTTCTTATGGAAGAAAAAATCTTGCTTCCTATGGTAGCGAAAGAAGGGATGCTTTTGAAATTGATGCGTATAATAAAATGAAACCTAATCAACTTATGGTTGGGATTTGTAGAGGTGCTCAACTTGCATGTGTTTTAAATGGAGGTAATCTTGTACAAGACTGTGGCAATCACGCTTTAAGTAGAGGACATACTATGAAATCTACTATTTATCCAGAAGTTGTATTACCTATTACTTCCTTACACCATCAGATGATGTATCCATATGATATGTCTACTAAAGACTATACAACCTTGTTTATTTCTGAAAATAATCTTAGTCAATATTATCTTGGCGATGATATTGATGAAGAGAAAATAAAAATACTTGGTGAACCAGAAGTAGTAGTGTTTCACAAAACAGATAACCCCATTTGTTTAGCAATTCAAGGACACCCAGAAATGCTGTCCCCTAAAAGTCAAACAGTAAAAACATTTAATCGTATTATAGATCAACTATTAAGATACATATAAAATGAAAACTTTGTTTCAAATAAGAAAATTATTAAGAACACCTAAGTATTTTTATGCTGATACTAATTTTGACCAAGTTTTAAGAGATAAAAGTGGAAATATATATAGATCAGAAAATTATCGTAATTGTGCCTGTTTTGGATCGGGCAACACTGCACACAATTTAACAGGAGAATATGCTATACTTATTTTTCCACCATCAAGTCCTTTAAATGTATATCACTACACTTTATGTTCTATACCAGAAATGAGAGTATTGATGGATGATATATCTGAACTTTATGATGTTCCTTATTCTATAGAACGAGACTCTAAAACAAAAATTATTACTATCCATGTAACAATTGATGGATGGTGGAAACAACATTTAGCGGTATTAACTTTAATTCGACACTTATATGAATTTCCTTCTAGTTTCTTTTACTGGCAATATCTTTATTTTAAAGATCGGTATGATTATATTAAAGAATTAGGTCCCGTACGATTTATGGCCTATGCTTCACAATTTGAATATCCACTTTTTGTTCAATTTAGCGATAATAGAATAATTCCATTAGGAGGGAGTTTTCTTTATCGTATTGGAACTAGAGAAGAAATTAAGGAAAAGTATAAAAACATGAATCCTAGTAGTCCTGTTACTAGAGTATTAACTGTAGGACAATCTATACCAATAGAAAAGCTAAAGGGCTTAGACAAAACATTTATGAGTTTCCCATTAAAGTATAGTTATAATACTGAAGAAACAAGATTTAGTAATCCAGACTTTAGTGTAAAAGAGCTTCTTGATAATATCGAAAAAATGTTTTCTCATAATCTAAATATCATAAACGAATACAATCAACATGGTAAGTAAAGAAGAAATAGTAAAATTTGCTTTGGAATCTCCCTATAGCCATTCTAATTTTAGTACAAACTATGATATGTCTTATATAGACGAAAATTCTAAAAAAGAAAAGAATTTTCATTTTAGAAGTAGTGCGTGTTTTGCTAGTGCTGGAGATAAATTTTCTAAAGGTTCTGAATTGACTGCTAAATATAAGATCATATTATATCCAGAAATTAAGGGAAGGAACCATAAAATTCTTTTCTCAGAAAAAGAAATGGTGCTATTAATGGAAGAAATAAAAGAAATCTTCAAAATTGATTATACTTTTAAAAAGATAAAATATGATGGAAGATCTTGTTATAATATTTCAGTTGTATTAACAGGTAATTGGAAACAACACTTGTTTATCCTTTCTATTATAAGACATTTATATGAATTTCCCCACAGTTTTCATTATTGGATGTGCCTTCAGTTACAAGACATTCCATTTATACAAAAGTATGGAATATTAAATTCTATTCTACTAATAAGTCAATTTACAAGCTATTATTTTGATTATTGCCGTGGACACCGTTTTTCTGTACTGAAAAATGGAAGCATAAATTTACCAGTTACAAAAGAACAATTGTTAGAAGCCTATAAACAAATGGAACGCTTCTCTGACTCAACAAAACCATTTAATATAAATAATGTAGAAATAAAAACTTTACCAACACTTGATTTTACATATTCCGATTGTGACCTGGAATATGAGGCAAAAAGAGATCAAGTTAAAAAATACTATTTAAGTGGATCTACACGTAAAGAAAAAGACAATAGAGCAGAAATTATAAATAAGGATATAGATGAAATCAAACAAATGTTAATTAATAATCTCTCAATTTTATATAACTATCTTAAAGAACAAACAAAATAGTAAACTTAAATTATGAAAAAGTACACTTTTACTCTGGGGGCAGACCCAGAGATGTTTATTGTTGACACAAGTCAAAATAATAAAGTCATTTCCTCTCTTGGAATTATTCCAGGTAAAAAAGGACGTCCTTGGGCAGACAACTCTTGGAAAGCAGGATTTGGATTAGAAACTGATAATATTCTAGTAGAATATAATATCCCACCTGCACAAACTAAAGAAGATTTTATTTCTAATATAGAATTTATGCAAGAGTACATTCGTAAGTTTGTTAAAAGAATTAATGAAAATTATGATGTACAATGTGTAGCTTCTAGAGAAATTGAACCTGACCAATTATTGCATCCAGAAGCATTGCTTTTTGGGTGCGATCCTGATTATAATGCTTACACTTTAAATATTAATCCAAAGCCAGAAGGAGAACGTGGCCTGTTAAGAAGTGCTGGAGCTCATATTCATTTTGGGGTAAAAGGCATCAAAGAAAAAGATTTAATTGACATAATTAAATTATGTGATTATTATCTTGGAGTTGCTTCTATAGTAGTAGACTCTGATACAAAAAGACGTACCCTTTATGGTAAAGCAGGTAGTTTTAGAATGCAGCCTTGGGGTGTAGAATATAGAAGTTTATCTTCTTTTATGTTTGGCAGCAGAGAGATGCTTGAACTAGTATGGAAAGGAATATCTTGTGTTATAGAAAAATTAGAAAGTAAATCTTTCAATGATGATACTTTTGACAACATAGAAAGTATTATCAACACAAATAATAATATTTCTGCTAAAGAACATATGAAGAATTTATATGACACTGGCACAGAAGCAGAGAAAGACTTTGCAAAACTTGTTTTAAAGAATTCTTATAACTAATATATTATGTGTGGAATTTGTGGAATTATATCTCAAAAACAAAAAATGCTCGACAAAAGAGCACTTTGTATTTTAGGAGTCAATAATGATACTCGTGGCGGAGATGCTTGTGGAATTCTTATTGACGATAAAGTAGAGTATGGGTTAGAATCTGAAAAGAAAAATTATTTTATAAACTTCTTTCAAGAGTCTGAACTATTAAAATCTACTTATAAGTCCCAACTTGCAATGGTTCATTGTAGAAAGGCTTCTGTAGGCGGTAAAGATGATAATTTAGCTCAGCCTTATTGTATTTATGATGAAGGCGGTAAAATACAATTTGCTGTTCTTCATAATGGTACTATTAAGAATCATGACGCTCTATGTAAGAAATATCTTTCTGATATTGACACAAAAGATATGAATGATACCCAAATATTAGGAAATATCTTTTATAAATATGGATATGATGTTCTGGGAGAATACATAGGAGCAGGAGTGTTTATTACCGTAGATTATCGCAAGGGTTTACCAGTTATTCGCTTCTTTAAAGGAGGGAGCAAAGAATATTCTTATTCAAAAGTAGAAGAAGAAAGACCTTTATACTATGTAATAACAAAACAAGGAGATATAATATTTTCTTCTATCTCTTCTTATTTGTGGCCACTTTATCCTAAAGAAACAGTTTACATTCTTTCTTATAATAAACTTTTCGTATATGACTATGAAAATTCTAAATTTATACTAGAAAAAGAATATGACCGTTCCGCAATAACTCAGCAAACTTATGGTTATGTAGTTACTAATATACCTTATTATAATAATTCATATAACACATATAATACATATGGATACAGTTATAATAACCACGAAGAATATCTAGAAAGAAAGAGAAAAGAGGCCGAGCAAAAAAAGAAAGAGCGTGAAGAAAGAAGAAAAGATACTTCGAAAAACAAAGACAAACAGAGTATGATTATTTTCAACCAAGATGAAATGCTCTTTTATCAGTACATATTAGAAAACAAAAATTATTCTTCAAAAAAGTTAGCACATGGAATCTATAAATGTGATTTAGAAGGTAATATTTATCAAAAATGTAAAGACAATAATGATAAAATCAGTTCTTATCCTTTCTGGAACGGACTTTTACTGTATAATCTAGAGTGTTTTCATTATTTAATAGATGTTGAAAAAGAATGTATTAAGGCGGAAATGGAAATAGAAGAAGTTTACCCCTACCTTATTCCTTATTTATCTGCTTATCCTTGTAGAATTGAAGACAGTATAAATCCTTATATGATTTTCTCTCCTGTTACACCATTTACTTCTCCTGCTAAAGAAGAGATGGCTGTCGGACATTATGATATACTCTTCCATGACATGGGATTATCTATTGTAGACGGATATTTAGAATTATCTAAAATTCCAGCTGACGAACAAGAAGCTTTAAACGCATATAAGGCATTAAACAATTTTAAATTACCAGAATCTATAAAACAATATTTCTTATAAAATGAAACAAATAATATTTTACGACCTCATAGAGAATTACTTTAATCCTAACAATGCAGATACTTTTGGAATAGTTTACGACATTGATTATGAGAAAAAACAATTCAAATTAAAATCTGGACATTATAAGAATATCCACTCTTACCGACCAATCGCATTAAATAGCACTTTATATTATCTTGATGATGACTGTGGTGCAGAAGAACATATTGTATATGCAAATGTTATTGGTATGTATGTGTTAGATGATAATTTTGATAAATATGCTCAAAAGAGATTGTCCTATAATGTTTATAATTATAGGACAATACCTCAACATTATGAGGCAATTGATAACATGAGCTATTTTGTAAACAAAGAAAAGGTTGATATTCCTTTTGATTATTTACCTCATTTATTGGAGCTAAAAAACACACTAAATTATACCATAGGTATAGAATATGAAACCGCCCTAGGTACTATCCCACTAGATAGATGTTTAAGAGACGGTTTAATTCCATTAAGAGACGGTTCTATTACTAGTGTAGAATACTCTACTATTGTTATGGACAAAAACTGCTTACCTTTAATAAAGCAGCAACTAGTAGATTTAAATAAGTACACTGTTTTCGACAAGAACTGTGCCTTACATATGCATTTCGGTGGATACCCTGTAGAACCCATGCATTTATTCTTATTAAGTTTTGTGCAAGGAATATTAGAACAAAGAGACTATTCTTACCTTGTTCCAAAATTTAGCTTTGCAACTTCTAGATATAAAGACAATGGAAAAGAGTATTGTAAGAATGTGTGTGTATCAAATAGTTTTGCTGGTTTGTTTGCCCATTACACAGGGTTAAAATTCAAAGGCAGTTTGTACGAGAATCATCCTAGAGACCCTGAGAGACAAAGAAAATGGGAGATACCTGGCAGATATTATGCCATGAATTTAATAAACATGTTTTGTTATCAATCTCCAAAAACAGTAGAATTTAGGTTCTTAAGACCAACTTATAACTATAGAAAAATAGTATTTTGGATAGCTGTATTTAATGCGATACTTCTTTGGTGCGAAAAAGTAATTAAATCCTTTACTAAACCACCAAAAGAAGAAGATATTATAGAATATCTTACTCTCAATGAAGTATCTTTAAAGAAAATTATTGAAAGTGTTTATAGTAAAAGCTGCCCAAATCTTACAGAAGAGTTGGAAGACGTACGAAATTTACTACTTGAAGTTGTTAGCCAACAAAATAATATAAGGGATTATTGTGGCGAAAGAACTGACATTGAAGATAAAATATTAAATCAATAAAATGACTAATAAAAAGATAAAAAATGCAACACCTATTGAACAAGAAGGAATAAAATTCAAATCAAAACAAGAATCTAAAGTCTACAAATTACTTGTAGAAGCTGGATTAAATCCTAAGTACGAAGCATATACATTTATTATAATGCCTGGCTTTTATCCGTCTGCACCTTGCTATGATGTGCATTATGACAGACGGCTAAAAGCCAGAGTCTTCGGACTTTCTAAAATAAAAATTCAAGACATTACTTACACGCCAGACTTTATTATTGAACATAATAATATTACTTTTGTTATAGAAGTAAAGGGCAGAGAGAATGATGTTTTTCCAATCAAAAAGAAACTCTTTAGAAATTGGATGGAGGGCTACCACAGTAGAACCAATAATCAAATTGTTTATTTTGAGGTGTTTAATATGAAACAAACAAGAGAAGCAATAGAGATTATAAAACAAATGATAGTTGAGAATGATGAGAAAGAAACTAACAGAGCTAGCGTGGCAAGTAAATGAAGGAACTTACCGTAAATACAAAGCATTATCTTATTCTTTACTTGCAAAATATGACAGAGAAGGGTATCATAAACTTGATACCCTTTTCGATAAAGTAGAATCGCCTTCACTAACATTCGGCAGTGCAGTAGATTGCTTATTAACAGGTACAAAACAAGAGTTTGAAGATACTTTTATAATTTCAGATATTCCTAAAGTTGAAGAAGGAGTATTAAAAGTTTTAGATGTTCTTTATAATACTGCTATTGATAAGACAAAACCTTTATACAAAGTGCCAGATAAAGAAATTCTTGATGCTGTAAACAGTGTAAATTATCAAGCGAGATGGGGGGATGATACAAAAGTAAGTAAAATTAGACGAGATGGTACTGATTACTATGACCTTAAAATACAACTTGATGATACTAAAACCTTACTTACCCCAGAAGAATATGGAAATGCACGGAGATGCGCAGATGCTTTAAAAAGTTCACCACAAACAGAACATTACTTCAATAAAGACCCATTCAATGAGGATATAGAAATATACTATCAATTAAAATTTAAAATAACTGTAGATGGTATAGAATACAAATGTAAGGTAGATGTAATAAAAGTAGATTACAAATACAAACTTATTACTTTATCAGACATTAAAACTACGAGTTTTTATGAAGATGAATTCCCCAGCTCTTTTTTAAAATGGGGATATTATATACAAGCACAACTGTATACTTTTATTCTTGATACTATCTGTAAAAAAGATGAATATTTCAAGGACTTTACAATTTTACCATTTGAATTCATAGTTGTTAATAAGAATAACTTAACACCAATTGTTTGGAGTTTTGAATATTCAAATAAAAGGACTAACTTTGAAATTCTGTTTCCTTCGGGATGGAAGAAAGTGTTCAAAAATCCTCTTGATATTGGTAAAGAGTTAAGCTATTACTTATCTCTTGGTAAATTACCCACTGTATCAAAAGATATAATATTAACACCTAATAAGTCAAACGGTATTGTACAATGGTTACAAGCAAATTAATTAAATTTTTAAATGGTAGTAATAAAACGAGATGGTAGAAAAGTACAATTTGACGCAAGTAAAATTAGTAACGCAATTGAATCTGCATTGAGAGCATGCTATGGCAGCAACTTTACTGATGAGAATCTCATAAATAAGATTGTAAAAACAATCCTAAAGACAGACAAAAAAGAAATTTCTGTCGAAGAGATTCAAAGTAGCATTATCAATCTAATGATAAAAGATGGCCGTTATCCTGAGGCTATAAAATCTTATATCATTTATAAAGAAAAACATGACCAAAAGAGACAACGCGCTCGAAGGAACATTGATTTCTTGAAAAATTTCATACAGGCTGGCACAACTGCAGACGCAACAATAGATGATAATGCTAATGTAGGAACAAAAAGCATAGGTGTTCTTAATGCAGAAATTCATAAAGAAGCTAATCAAGATACTAACTTTACAATTTGGGCAGATAAAATTAATGAACTTTACGATATTCCTGTGAAACAAGTAGAAAAAGATTTTAATACTATTCTCTATGCACACGATTTATCTTCGCAAGTTTTAATGCCTTATTGTATGTCAGTATCTATGTATCCTTTCCTTACTGAAGGACTAAAGAAATTGGGAGGATTGTCTGCATCACCAAAAAAGCTAGATTCATTCTGTGGTATTTATATAAATCTAGTTTTTGCTTTAGCAGGACAAGTTAAAGGTGCTGTAGCTACACCAGAAGTATTGATGTACTTCGATTATTTTGCTAGGAAAGAATATGGAAGAAATTATTATAAAAATTCTGACGCATTAGTCACTTTTAATAGAAGAACTATAGGTGAACAGATTGACCAATATTTTCAGCAAATTACTTATAGTATAAATCAAATTGCTGCAAATAGAGGAATGCAATCTGCATTTACAAATTTTTCTTTCTTTGATAAGTATTTCTTTGAAGGAATGTTTGGAGATTTTGTTTTTCCTGATGGCACTAAACCTGTGTGGGAGTCTTTAAATTGGTTGCAACAAAGATACTTGCATTGGTTAAATCAGGAAAGATTAAAATGTATTCTTACTTTCCCAGTATGTAGTTATGCTTGCTTGACAGAAGACGGAGAATTTAAGGATAAAGAAACAAAAAGTTTTATTTGTAAAGAATATGCAGAAGGAAATTCTTTCTTCGTATATCTTTCTGACACTGTAGACTCATTGAGCAGTTGCTGCCGCTTACAAAATGCTGTCCAAGATAATACATTTAATTTTACTAATGGACAAATTGGTATTATGACAGGTAGCCAACAGGTTGTAACATTAAACCTCAATAGAATCATACAAGACTGGGCCAGAGATTATGTAGAAGAGAATTCTAATTTTTTAGATTCAGATAAAACAATGCAAGATGCCTTTTTAAATAAAAATTATTTTGATAATTATTTTAAAAATATTCTTGAAAGAGTCTATAAATATTTAAAATCCTACAACTGTTTATTAAAATTCGCTGAAAACAGTAATCAATTATACCCAGCATATAATGCAGGCTTTATTTCTCTAGATAAGCAGTATTTAACTATTGGAATTAACGGATTAAATCAAGCAGCTGAATTCTTGGGAATAAAATGTAATAAAAACAAAATTTATCAACAGTTCTGTACCAAAATATTCTCTTTATTAAAGGAAAATAATACTAAACATCAAGAAAAAGGAATACAATTCAACACTGAGATTGTTCCTGCAGAATCTGCTGCAATAAAACTTTACAACAAAGACGAAAAAGATGGATACTGGGTTCCAGCTGACACAAACTTATATGCTAGTTATATCTTTAAACCAAATGATGAAAGAATTTCAGTGTTAGACAAAATTCTCTTACATAGCAGTGCTTTTGCTGCAGATAAACTAGATGGAGGAAGTGCTTGTCATATTAATTTAACAGGTCATGCTTCTGAAAAGCAATACGATTATTTATTAACTTTTGCTGCAAAAACAGGATGTAAATACCTTACATTTAATATCCCAAATTGTGAATGTGAAGACTGTGGCTTCATAGCAAAACAACCCTTTACAGAATGCCCTAAATGTGGCAGTAAAAATGTTGTTCTCTGGGATAGAATAATTGGGTATCTAACAAAAATAAGAAATTGGTCTAGAGGTAGACGCAAAGAACAAAAATTAAGAGTTTATACTGAATATGAAAATACTAGTAAAAAAGAAGAATAAAAATGTATCTCTCCCACAAGTCTCTTTAAACGGAGATTGGATAGATTTATATTTAAGTGAAACAATAACTATGGAACCTGGAGTACATACACTCCTACCTTTAGGAATAGCGATGAAAGTACCTAAAGGATATGAAATAATAATCACACCAAGAAGTAGTACTTTTATAAATCATGGTATTTTTCAATCAAATAGCATTGGTATAATAGATAATACTTATTGTGGTGATGAAGATTTATTATATTTTCCAGCATATGCAACAAGAAAAGTCACTATTAATGCTGGAACAAGAATCTGTCAATTCAGAGTACAATTATCCCAGAAAGCGACTATATGGCAAAAATTAAAATGGCTTTTTGATGAAACAATAACAATTGAAGAAGTGAGTAGTTTAGGCAATACTAACAGAGGCGGATTTGGAAGTACAGGAAAATGAGTATATTAATTTTAGTAATAATAATAGTATGCGTATATCTAGGCGCACTTACTTACACTATCATTAAAGTGAGTAAAGATGTAAAAGAAGAAGAGCAAAAACATAAATCAAAAGTATCTTTCTTTGAAACATACAAGCTAACAGGATTACCTATTATTACTATGAAAAGTGGTAAGAAGGATGTAAATTTTATGGTAGATACTGGGAGCAATAATTCATTTATTGATTCTTCGCTAATACCAGACATAGATGTAACAGAACTACCTTGCATAGGAAAAGTGGCTGGACTTGGTAAAAAAGTACTAGAAACACATTTCTATAATATTAAACTTAACCTTCGTGACAAACTCGATTTTGAATTTGAATTTCAAGCATTTGACTTTAGTTCTACAATACCAGAACAAAAAGGAATAGAGATTAATGGTATATTAGGCAGTGATTTCTTTGATAAGTATAAATATGTAATAGATTTTAAAGAATATATTGCATATACCAGAAAATAATTGTATCTTTGTAGTATGAGAAAAATATATTTTGTATCAAATAATAAGGAATTAAATGAAAGTCTTTCCAAAGATTTTTATTTAATAACTGTTGATGAAGCAAAAGATATTATCTCTTCTTGGAGAATATTACAATACGATTGTGAGACTTTAGGACTCAATCCACATTTAGGAAAATTATTAATGATGCAATTTGGTGATGTGGATAGTGATACTCAGGTGGTGGTTGATTCCACCACCGTGAGTCCTAAAGAATTTAAAACTATATTGGAATCAAAATATATTATTGGACATAATCTAAAATTTGATTTACAATGGCTTTTTAATGAAGAAATAATTCCAAGAAAGATATATGATACAATGCTAGTAGAACAACTACTTTATTTAGGATACCCAAATGCACCCTCAAAAGAGCAAAAAAAATATAATATACCGATAATCAGACATAATTTAAAAGATGTAGCACTAAGAAGAACAGGCAAAGTTATTGATAAAAGTATAAGAGGGCAGATAATGTGGAAAGGTATTGATAGCGATGTAATTCTTTATGGTGCTGACGATGTCAGATTATTATATGATATAATGCAGAAGCAACTTGCTGAATGTAAAAATAAAGATTGTATTATTGCTGCGAAATTAGAATGTGATGCTTGTCCAAGTATTGCTTATTCAGAATGGTGCGGAATAAAACTTGATGAAAAGAAATGGGGCGATAAACTTTTACAAGACACTATTTTACAAAGAAACTCTTTAAATAAACTCAATGAATTAGTGCTTCAAACAGACTCACTATCCAGATATGTAGAAAAAGAAATACAAGGTAATCTTTTTACTGGATTTGATCCTACACCTCAAATAAAAATAAATTGGAATAGTCCAGAACAAGTTGCAACAGTATTCAAGCTTTTAGGATTTGACACTACTGTATTAGGAGAAGATGACGAAGAGAAAGATACTGTTCTTATGAAACATTTAAAATCCCAAAAAGGTATCAACGATGCTTTTTTAGATGCTTATATTCAATACAAAGAATCTTCAAAAGCTTCTTCTTCTTTCGGTGAAAAATGGTTAGACTCTATTAATCCAGCTACAGGCAGACTTCATACTGAATATAGGCAACTAGGTACTGTAACTGGTAGAATTGCCTGTGGTTCAAAAGAAAGTAATCGAGAAGTGGCATTAGCAAAGAAATTAAAACCTAGTAAGACTACTTATCCAAATATCCAACAGCTGCCTGCAGACCGTGTGACAAGAGCTTGTTTTGTTGCAGAAGAAGGTAATAAATTCATTAGTTGTGATTATTCTGCAGAAGAATCTCGTATACTTGCTTATATGTCAAACGATGAAGCCTTACTGTATGAATTTACTCATGGTGGTAAAGACACACATAACCTCTATGCATGGTTTGTATTTAATAAACAGTGTGTAGAGCTTGGCTGCCAAGGACCACAAGATGTAAAACACAAAGCAATACATTGGCGAGACAAAGTAAAAGCGGTTGAATTTGGTACTTCTTACGGTGCCGGTGCTCCTACAGTAGCCAAACAAATAGGTTGTTCAGTAGAAGAAGCACAAGGTTACATTGACAAAATCAATGATTCTTTTGGAGGAATTACTGCATTTGCAAAAGAAGGTGCAAAACAAGCAAAAAAACTTGGCTATATACTTATCAACAAAGAAACTGGTGCACGATTGAACTGGCCAGATTTTGAAGATTGGAAAAGTATTAATGATACTTTTACAAGTCGATTCTGGGAAGAATATAAATTACATCATAAAGGTAAAAGAGGTGACCCAGTTGTTGCGCTGGTATCTAAAAATTTTAGAAGAGGAAGTAGCTGGGAAAGATATGCACGTAATGCGCCGATACAAGGGACTGCGGCACAAATATTAAAAAAAGCCTTAACATCTCTATTTAATTGGATAGTAGATAATAATTATTTCAACAAAATTAAAATTGTAGCATTAGTACATGATGAAATTTGCTGTGAATACCCAGAAGGGATAACTAATTTTCCACAGATATTAGTAACCATAATGACAAACGCTTCAAAAATGTTTATGGAAAATTTTCCTATACCTGCTGAAGCGAATGTGGGTGACTATTGGATTCATTAATTTATTATGTTAAAGTTATGAGCAGAACTTACAGAAAACCCAAAACTGAAAAAAATTATGAAAAAAGAAAATCAAAAAAACAAAGAGGTTGGGAAGAAAGAAATCAAGAAAAATACAAAACCTATATCAAACCATCGGAAGAAAATTTTATATAGAATAGAAGATGTTATAAGCAGTTCTATTCTATGTTTAAGATTTCCTTTCTTATATACCAGAAACAGATTCTCTGGACTACATTACACCAATTGGAAAATTCTAGATAAAATCTGGAACTTAGAAGAAAAATATTATATTAGAATCTTTGCGAAAGAAGAAGGAATACCAGCAGATACTTATACTGGTAAAAAATATTATTATAAGTCTATAAAACCAGAAACTCTTGATTTCTGCACAGAAATAATAGAATATTGGAAACACCCGCTAATGAAACATGTTGTAAAACTATTAAAGTTCTATCACAATAAGTTTTTACAGTGGTTACATTTTATTCCAACACATACAGAATTAGATTCCATGCCTAGAGGGTGGAGAAAACGATTTGGTATTCAAATATGTAAAGAAATTAAAGAAGCTCTTAAAAAAGATGGTATACCCCTTAGAAAATACAGAATAATGCAGATAAAAGAAAAGTATGGTACTTTAAGGTGGTATGATGCTGGTGCCACAAAAAGAGTAGAAAGAGTTATAGCTAAATATGAATACATTTCTCAATTTGTGTGTGTATCCTGCGGAGATGATGCAACAAAAGTAACCACTGGTTGGATTTCCCCATACTGTGATAGATGTGTAGGAGAGCTAGATTGGTTATATATTGACCCAATTTATGGGTATACGAGTAATACGAAAACAGAATACAATAATAAGAAAATAGAAGAGATAGAAAATCAATTTAAAGAAAAGAAAGATGCTTTACGGACTAAATGATGTGACCATTATTCCTACTACAATCAGCGACATACGACACAGGGCAGAATGCTCTACGGAGTATGAAGACGGCATGTTGCCGCTATTTGCTGCACCAATGGCAGGAGTAATTGATGAATATAACTTTAAAAAGTTTAACACTAATAAAATAAATACTATCGTACCACGAACAGTAGCTTGGAATATTAGAGATACTATTTGTAGGGACACTTTTGTTGCAATAGGATTAGAGGAACTAAAAACTTTAATAGAAACCGGCCCAAGCGACCCCGAACAACCTGAGTATATATGTATTGATATTGCCAATGGGCATATGCAAGAGATGCTGGATTTGTGTACCACTCTAAAAGCATTCTATAAAGACAGTTTTGTAATTATGGCGGGTAATATTGCTAATCCAAAAACACTATATTACTACATTAAGGCAGGAATAGACTATGTACGTTTGGGAATTGGTTCAGGAAATGTATGTACAACAGGAGCAAATACAGGAATTTATTATCCTATGTATTCATTAATAAAAGAATGTTATAATATTAAAACTAATTATTCAAAATCAAACATAAAACTTATTGCTGATGGTGGATTTAAGAATTTCGACCAGATTATAAAAGCTTTAGCTGCAGGAGCAGACTATGTGATGTTAGGAGAAATCTTTGCAAAGTCAGAAGAAGCTTGTGGAAAAATACTAGATTTAGAAGTTCCTTATGCAGGAAAAGGGAGTGCGTGGAAGTTCGACAAATGGCTATGCACCTCTACCACGAGGCAACTGGATTCTCCTTATAGAGAGTATTTTGGAATGTCTACAAAAAAGGCACAACAATTAATGGGTATTTCAGAAGATAAATTAAAAACTTCGGAAGGTGTAGTAAAATATGTTCCTATAGAATACCCTCTTAGTAAATGGATAGAAAATTTCACACACTATCTTCGCTCTGCCATGAGCTATACAGATAGCAGAACCTTACAAGAATTTATTGGCAAAGTAAGAATGGAGGTAATATCCAATCAAGCATTTAACTCTTTTTATAAATAGTAAAGGTATGAAAAATAATAAACAAATTTCACAGTATATTAAAAGTAGACAGTGGTTTAATGAATATGTGTATGAACTATACAATTCTAAAGTAATTGAGAAGAAAGATATTGACTCCTATATTCGTGGAGAAAAAGATGTTTATTCTTTATCAGAACCATTAGATTGGAATAAGACTAAATCAGGTTATACTATCTGGGAATCTCGTAATAACGAATTTTTTAATTGGTGTTTTAAATAGTACTACCATGAGTGACCAAAGAATAGATATAAAAATAAAGGAATGGCTGTATAAAAAGTCAAGAGACTACGAACTCATTATCGGAGAAGGAGCTGATGGAGAAGCTTACACTCAAGGAGGATTAGATATGTACTATTATTTATGTTCAAAATTCGATTTGATGAAAAAGAAATAATTAATAATCTATTAAAATAACATTAAGGGAAGGGCCACAAACGGCTCTTCCCTTATTTTTTTATTATAAATAATTATCTTTTCTGTATTAATATTTTATTATAAAACTTTATTTCCTATATTTGTGTGTTTGTTTAACAATATAATTTTTATAAGCGTATGGCTAAAACAAAATTAATATGCCCAATGCCACATTCTTGCGACTTAGCAATGGCAAAAAGTAAAAGTGCTACAGCAAGTAAATTAGGTATAAAAAAAGACGGAAACCAAGTAAAAAATAGATTAAAGTATTTACAAGACACTATTTTAGCCTGGAGAGGAATATATTACCAAAATGTTGACGAAGAAACTCAACAAGCTTTTGAGGCTATGGAAAATCCAGACGAACAATTTACATTGTTACAGAATTTCATGCTTAAAAGAGCTGTCACGCAAGCAGAAACAGTTGGAAGAATTGGCACAAAAATATTTCAAAAAGAAGTTATAGATAGATTTTTTGAAGAAGTTACTAACGAAGGAAATTTTTTAAAAGAGTCCATCGAGTATCTTTCAACTGTATTCTTATCAATTGTTGATACTTATAGACAGGTAAATGAAACTCCAGAAGATGTTATCAGAAGATTAACACCAAGCGCAATGTTTAGACAGTGCTATAATACTCTTTGCCGTCTTTATGGTACAGAAAGAAACAAAGAAAACGACCCTGAAGCACAAGAGTTTGCAACTAAATTAATGAAATTAATACAAAATTTCCCAATGTATGTAGCAGTTTCATTAAAAGAACTTGAGACTTGGACTTATGCACCAGTAACAAAATTAGTAATGGGAGAAAAATTTTCTAAATCACAGTCTCCCAACGAAGCTACAGCGGACAAACAAGAATCTTCTAGCAAAGAATTAAAGGAGCAGGAAGATTACATAGAGAAATTATTAATAGATAAAACAGCACAAATAGAGGATATTGTAACAAGGGAAGATGTTCCCAAAGACCATTGGGTAGAGAAGCATGATGAAAAATCTGTGCATGAGCAATTAGCTCCAGAAGCAAAAGCCTTTATTAGTAGTGTTTCAAGGAGGACTATTAATCTCAAAAATCTAGAAACAGCAATTTATAATTTCACAAGTAGAAAGATGTCTGTTGAAGAATTTCTCACTAGTTGGTTTAAAAGGCCCGTAAAAGAAATTCCACCTCAAGATATATTGAATCTCATGTTCAGTATAATGGAATTTCAAGCTAGCAATAAGGCTTACGTAGCAAAAGTATCAGAAGGTAAAGAGTCTGAATTACCTCTAGGGCCTGTACAATCCTTAGAATATAAAAAAAATAGATTTGGTGTAACCGAACATTTAGACTATAGGGAAGTAAGTGATGATTTGCTGGGTATCTGTGCTGTTGCAAGTGACTCTGATGAAATGTTAAAATTACTTGCGCATAGAGCTGCTAGAGAATTAATTGATTATGTGAAAAATGATGGAATAGATAAGGAGGGCAACCCACTTTCTTTAGATTCACTGTCTTTATACTACGCTATTACAGATCCCACTATAGAACATGCAAAAACATTGTTATTTAGTTCATTTAAATATAATCAATTAGATTATTCAAAAACAGAAGAAAAGACTTACAAGAAAGATGGAAACATATTTAAAAAATTTAAAACAATTATTTTAAATATTTTTAATGCAACTCCCTTTAACAACTTAAAATACTATTTTGATGAAGACATAGAAGTTCAAACGACATCTTGGAATATATGGTCTCAATTAGGAGATGCAACATATAGTGATCCTAGAGGTTTTAACTCTAGGGATTTCGATTATAAGAGGATGAGTTATATACCTTTATATACTTTAGTGACTGAGTTTGCAAAATTAGATGGAAGTGGGGGCCTTTTTATTAAAGGAGGCAAATATTTGAGTAGTAATCCAGAGCATAGAACAGAAGAAGCACGAGAAGCATTAGAAGAGTCTATTAATATAATGGCACTATGTATAGATGCTCTTGGTTTTCCTATAAACAAAAAGCAGTTTAGAAATCTTATGCTTGATCCTTCAAGAAGAGGTGATGCTAGAGAGATAATGAATGCTTTAAGAGAAACTGTACAATCTCTAAAGAACGTGCCTGAGATACGACCGATTGTGACTAAAATTAATAAAGCAATTAAATCTGGCAAACAACCTGTCTCTCCATCAAATAAGGAAATGCCGTTAGCAAAAGATGTATTTAGCAGTGCAATAGATAGCGATGGTAGGAACGTACACATGCTTCAGAGTAAATTAAAAAAACTCAGCAACACCTTAACTACGTTAGTAAGCCGATCTTATAAGAGCTATGTACGTGTAAAAAACAGGAAAGGGAAAACAGTAACAATGTCCGTGCATGTAACACCTTCTTTTTTAGGGCAAAGAATTGCCAAAATACAGTCGTTTGTACGAGCAGATGACGCAAAAGGATTACAGTCATGGCTCTATGAAGAATTTGGACAGAACGAATTATTCTTAGATAAAGACGATGAAAGAAACAGGGAAGCGTTGGCTTCTGGTAGGATAGAAAATCTGGTTTATAGAAATGAGATTTTAAATAGACTTCACCAATCTGGAAATAATGAAAATCAAACACTTTACAAAACTTTTGCTGACGAATTTAGGATTGCAAGAGATATGGCTTATACTACAGATGGTAAGGACAGGGTGCATGAAGAGATATATGAAGCCGAAGACTTTAAAGCTATATTAACAGGAGTATTCTCTATGGGAGAATATGGAAGAAACGATTTAGGAATATATCCATTCTTTGTTCTTGGAGACAGTGGCGCAAGAAAAACAATGGTGTCTTATAGAGAGATGGATATTGAGGTATTAAAAAATCAAATGTTTCAAATATACCTTCAGGAAGTAAGGCGAAGAAACCAGCAAGAAGTACTTCAAGAAGCAATAGCAGAAGTGACTAAAGGTAAGACAACTCTTCTTGATTTTGGGGATAAAGATTCTGCAAAAAATAGATTTTATTATTGCACTTTTTTAAACGATGCAAAAATACAAAGAAAATATTCAGACAGATTTGGTGGTGTTTGGTCTTTAACCTTTAAGGAGTTTAAAGAGGAGTTAGAAAACTTTCTTGAAAACGAGCTTGATGCTGCTAAAGCGAAATTAATTGAACTAAATACTTGGAATGATATACAGGGTTTCTTAGAAGAGCAAGCAAAAAAAGAAGAAATAAGAGACAAAAAGGATGAAAATGGTGGCCCAAAACATAAACAGCTGTTTAGACTATTCCTCTTAAACTATAAAGTTAATATGGCTTATCAACTACAGCTTTTTGCTGTAGACCCTTCCTATTACGGCTCAATAGAAACATTACAAAAAAGATACAAAGGAATTCATTCGCCAGGTAGAGTACTAGATATGGCTGCCACTTGGGGATTACATAGAGTAGGAAAAAAGAATTTAGATGGAAGTCCGGCATGGACAAAAGAAGATGCATATATATTTAGTGAAAAAAATGGGGGGAGAGATCAAAGAGTAGTTTATTTTGAGGATGTAAAGAAAAATATGCTTGAAGAAAACATGCCGTTTATGAGAACAGTATATTATGCTCACGCGAAAGACAAAATAGCCGCCTCAGAAAAACTTCAAGACCCCGATTATTTATTAAAGGCTACAGACAATGAAATTAGAGAAGCACTTACTCATGAAGGTTATATTGCTTTCACAAAATTTAAGGCTACCTCTAGTACTGACGGCCAGGGCTACAGGTCATTTGAATCTTATAGAAAAATTATGATAGGTACCCACCAATGGTCAGATAGAAGAGAAAGAGTATACCAAAGAATACAAGAAATAAATGATAGCGTAATAGCAGAGGGCAGAGATATGACTCAAACTGAGTATGATTATATACGAAAACACGCTGATCCATTTACAGGAGAGTTATTTATTGAGTCTGATATATTTACTCCTCTAAAACCATTTATATATACACAGGAAAAATTTGTTTTAAATGGTGATACAAACGAAATTGCACATATACCTGTGCAAATAAAATATGCCGAGATAGTCACTATTCCGTGCATGCATCCAAAGGGAAGTAAGATGCGTGAGATTGCTAAGTATATGCGCGATTTTAAAATAGATTTAGCTTGCTCTACTGAATGTATAAAGAATGGTGCTTTCGGTGCTATAGATATACACCATTTAGAAGAAGGAGTATCAATATCAGATAAACTAGCGGATGCATATGTACACCCAATACCCTACCAAGACATGTTGATTCAGACAAATGCAATAGAGAATGTGTATGCTGATAAAATTTTTGGTACACAATCTAGAAAACTATCGATGTCTGGAATAAATCTACATAGTACAAGGTATAGTAAAGAATATTTTAATGGTAAGGATATTGCTTTAAGAGCTTACGATGGAAAAACAAAGATGACAGGAAAGGCCACATTGCAATTATATAATGAATTAATATGTGCGAATATTCTGGACAGTATTGATTTATTTGTAAATATATTTGTAAAAAAAGACAAGAAAGGCGAGATAACTAATAATGTAGAAATCTTAAAAAGGACATTAATAGAAAATGCCCAGAATGCTGGAAAAGATTTTATGACATCCTTACTCTCTTTTGCTTTAACAGGCGACGACACTTTTGTTTTAACTTTGTTAGACCCTGAGACTAATTTTGAATCAGTAGCTTTACTGCTAAGTATTTTACGTAATAATACGATAAAACAAAAAATCCTAGGCGGCTCGCTTGTGGCTGCATCAGATTTTGGTATAAGAGAAATGCGTGAAGAGGCAGATTTAAAAGCTATAACTAGTGAAGATGGGACAAATCTTTTATACAATGAATGTCAAATACCCTTTAATTTTCATTATATTGATAAATTTGGGGACGCCGTGCACTTGGAGTATAATGATTGGTGTAATCAAGATGGGACATTAATATTATATGAAAGAGCCTTTGACACTAAAGAGGAGTTTCAAAAATTTTTAGATAATAATTTCATCACAGGTGGTTATGATCGCAGGTCTGCTGAGGAATATATTCCCTGGAAAAAGGATGGAAAATGGTATATTCCAAAAATAGACCTAATTTTCCCAGGAATATTAGATATTTATGGCTATCGTACTCCTACCGAAAGATTTTATTCTACTGTAAAATTGAAGGCAGTCCGCTTCTCAAGACCAGAAGAAGGGGGGATTATTAAAACCTCTGCCGATATTACTGCCAGAATGGACTCTGACATGGACTTCGATAAGATCATGATGATTCGAAAAAATTTTGTAGAAAGAAAATTAACACAAGACGAAGTAAAACAACTTTGGGAAGGTTTATACTATGAATACCCCGAAATCAGAGAGCAATTAAAGAAGATACAAAAATATCAAGAAAGCATCCTCCCAAAAGAGGAACGAAAAGAAAAGTTATATCAATATTGGGACTTTAAAGACAAGGATGGGATTAGTGTAAGAGATTTGCCCGCGGTTGGTGATAGAAGCTCAGCAGAATTTTTTGATTATTATAAAGACAAACAGGCTATTGATTATAAATACTTAAGATTTGAGGAGTATGATACAGATAAACCTGCAGATCAAAATACTCAAGAAGCTAGAGATAACATGTTACACCATATCATAATGAAGAGGATGAGCGACCCCGAAACTCTTAGAGATAGACTTACTACTGGAGGATTTCCTAATGTGGAAGACGCCGCAGAACACTTAAGACTACTCACAGGTGTAACAGACCAAAACCCAGATGTTACTTCAGTTTCCACATTAGTAGATTATACTCAAAAAGCACAAATCGCAGCACAACTTGTAGGATTGTTTGCTAATCATAATTCAAACCATTTTCTAGTTTCTCTTTTAGAAGAATTTCAACTTAATACTTCAATTAAATTCGGTGACCATTGTGACTCTGGACTGTTTGATTTTAAGAATGAGCTAGGTAGTATACAAATCAATCAATTAATTGGTGCTACTCTCGATGCTGTAAAGAACCCAATGTTAGGGTATTTAAATATAAACAGACATACAGCCTCTGCGGCAGCTTTACTCGCAAGACTTGGTTGTTCTTTCGTAGAAATTGGTGTACTTTTTAATCAGCCTATAATTATAGAAGCATGCAGAAGGGCCACCAACTCTGGCTTCTCTTTTTCTTCAGTTATATCAGAAATGGTGAATAGCGAAGAATACGCTAGCCTTTATAAAAAGGTAAAAAAGACTTATTCTGGGATGCTAAGCACAGAAAAATTAGAGAAAATTATAAAAGATTCCGTAAAAAGCAAACAAGTTAAGCCTACTAGCACCGAAGAAGGAGAAGTAAGAACAATTTATATGGGCACAACTGAAGAACAGCTGGCCACATTAATGCTTATGAGGCAAATTTTAAATGAAGCAGAAAACCTTAATGATTTTATTACACTAACTAAATTTTCTTCAGCAAATACATTAGATTCTACATCAGGAGAAGTGGAGTTTGCCCTCGAAGAAGCTATGGGTATACTAAAGCAGTGGCAAGAAAAACCCCCATTTAAATTAACAATAGCATATGATGAAAATGGTCAAAAAATAACTATACCTATTAGTACAGAAGAAACCTTGGAGATGCTAAAAGAGGGTAAAAAAGCAGAATACTTAAAAAGAATCAGCTCTTACAGTCCATTCGCCTATGAGCAAGTATTCTTTGATGTTATGAGGTTTAGTCAAGAATTAATTGGAAGGTATTTAAATACTAATAAATCTGATGCAATAGCAGAAACTAAAAACAGACTAATGGCAATTGCTAATACTGACAATATTTCTGGGGATTTAAGAAACAAACTCAATAGAGAAATGATTATGATGGTAGCAGCGAATATCCCAGGATCGGTATTAAGCGGCAATGCGCTTGTAAATATATTTGATTATACAAAAGATGAAGCTACAGGAGAAACAACTGAAACTGATCACTGGTATTTTTCCAGAGACTATTTTCAAAATATTTTTCCTTCTCATTTTACTAATTGGGTTGAAAAATATAGAAGAGAAGTAGCCTTAACAGGAGCTTCGTCTCCATATAATGAATCTTATTTAGAATTACTAGAAAAATTTTCTACAAAAACTGTTTTATACTACTCCCCATTATTAGGCAGAGTAGTTAGTAGAATGGAGCTCTCTTATGAGCCCCGCACGACTGACTCAGACGAATTGGAAAATGATAAGGCAATATTTCAAGCTTTTTGCAGAGACCCGAAAACAACAGATATAGCAAAAGGATTGTTACTCTATAGTTATTATATGAATGGTTTTGGATTTACGCCAAAAGGATTTATTCAATTATTCGATCCTAAATTTAAATCAGAATTTGAGATTGTTCCAGAAAGAGTAGAAGAAGATGGCACAGTAACTCCAGCAATAACTTATTCATATCTACTAAACAATTTTAATTCTTTTGCTGATAAGTTTCTTAGCAAAGAAACTGCCTATCAACAGTTTATGTTAAATCACTTGGATTCTCCTGAGTTTGTAACAATGTTCCGAGGAAAAGCAGCTAAAATACTACTAGATCAATTTGGTGAAGTAGAACCTAGTATTACTGAATCGAGCACTGTCAAATTTCGGTATAATGCCTATCCTATATTAAACAGACTATGGAAATCAAAACCAAATCTACAAAGTGTAGGGGCAGTAGAAGTGATGCCTATTATTGCAGTAGAAGACACTAAAACATTAAATATCTACACAGGAGAATCAGTGACTTATAATCGTTATTTCATGCACGTGCCTGACCCAGGATACAGTTTTGGTTTAGGTGGGAAAAGTATAACCTATAAAGAAGTCTTCCCCACGGGAAGAAAGAATGTGAGTGTGCAATATTTTTCTGGCACACAAGGTGAAGTTTCCTCCCCAGCGCTGGTACCAATAAGACAATCAGATACTTATTATGGAGTAGAACAAGATGACACCGGCAAATTACTTCAGGCAGATCAAATTTTGGATTTACTAAATAAACAAGCTGAAGATATGGAGGGTGAAACTGCAGAAGAAATAGTACAATCTATTTTAGAGGCAGGATTGAAAGAACAAAAAGTTATTCCTGTAATCAATGAATTAGGAGAACTTTCTAAAATTTGTATGTAATTAATAATTTAGAATAATATATTATGGCAGGAGACAATTGTACATTATTTCCTTCGACAAGAAAGGACATGAACTCGCCAGTAAAACCCAGTAATTTATTTCAAAATTTAATGGATTATACTGGAGATAGGAAGTATGCGGCTCACTTGTGGAATGAGACAAGAGATTCTGAGAATCCAGCTTTGGCTGATGAGAAATTTATTGAAGCTACTTTTAGCTTACTTGGAAAAAAAGTTAAACTTGATGAGAACGGTGAAATACCCTTCGATGATTTTATAAAAGCATATCCTGTACACTCAAAAAAGATTGCGGGATTAGTGGATAGACTACAAAAAAATGTAGGTAAAAAAGCTGTCTCGTTTGAAACTGCGAGAGAAACTGCTAAAAAATTTAATAGTACTAGCCCCTTTAAATCTAAGTTTATTGCAACTTTAGTTAAAGATGGTGATAAGTACAAAGTTATTATCCAAGAGAGAACTAGGGCGCTTGAAAAGCAGCAATTAAAAACTATTGTAGATAAACTTGCTGCAGATAAAATTCTTGCTCGTTTGCAAGAATTAGGTGTTAAAATAGAGTATGTAGACAGTGATAAATATAAAGCTAAATATACCACAAGCTCAGATATTCTTAATGGCAGTAAAGCACTAATACAAATTAACCAAGATTACATAGATAACGCCGAAGTGCTTGCCCATGAGGCAGGACACTTTATTGTGGGCGTACTTGATGAGGAGGTTGGAGTAAGCAGATTATTAAACTATCTAAGAAATAATGACGATGTGCTTTTGTCTTTGGCCAAACAAATGGATATAGTAGATTCTAAATTTATTGGGATGTCAAAAGAGCAGCAGGTAAGAGAAGTTGCAGGACAATTTATTGGCCGTTCTTTATTGAGAGGGACAGCAGAAGTGTTGGGGCAAAGTGTTGAGCAGATAAAAGATGAAGAAATTGGAAAATCTAGAGAAGAAAATAAGGATAAAGCGAAAGAGAAATCTATAAGACAAACATTGACACGACTTTTTAATGTAGTAAAAAATAGAATAAAAACTATTTTTTCTAAACTAAGTTTGAAGGAAATTGCTAGAATGACGGACAGCTCCAACAAAGAAGCGCAAGAAATAATAGAACTTAGTGAAGAAGCTTCTGAGTTGTTTTATCAAAGTAGATTCGAGGAATTAACCAGTGCAAAGAGTTTATTCGAAGAAGAAAGATTCTCTGATGCAGTTGCAAAAAAGAGTACAGAGCAAGAACTATTAGATCAATTAGAAACTCACATTTTACCTTTTTTAAAAGAAACACAAAGTATTTTATCGGGTGTAAACACTACTATCACTACAAAGACTGGGCCGAGAATAACTCCAGTAACAGCTGTAAAAAATTCTCAATATAAAAGAATAAATCTTTTAATAGATTCTATTCAATCTTATATCAAGGGAGATATAACAGAGGAAGAATTCTCTATACAAAAAATATTTACTACTTTAGTGGATGTCCTTGGGCAAATAACAAATTATCAAATAAATATGTCTAATGAATTACCGAAAATCCATAAGATGTTAAAGGATTCTGCAGACGATAAAACAATTTTTTATGATAAATTTATTATTATAGGACAAAAAATTAGATTAGCAAAAGAGCTCAGTCAGAGGGCTTTAGTACTTTCAAATGTTTTAAATTCTGCTAGTAATGTATTCAGAGAAACTTTTCAAGAAGCAGTAATTAATTATCAAAAGTCTTTGGGCGAGACTTCTGAGACTGCATATATTTACAGAGATATGGAAAGCACTCCGTTCCATGCAGAACAACCTGAGCAGGACCTTGTTAAAGCCCCATTATCTAGGCTTATAAAAACATTAGAAGAGACAGGAAGAGATCTATCTAATAGAACTAATCAATTGTCCAAAGAATATCAAAATTTATTTTTACAATATGCTTGCGACGATCAAACAATAGTCATTCCAGCAAGAATGATGTGGAATACAGGCAAAAAATCAGATAAAAACTATGTAGGACCTCTGAAAAAGTCTGAAGCAGTAGTTTATAATTCTGTGGCAGACTGGATAATGGACAGTGGTATTATAGATCTTGGAAGCGGAGAGGTTGGGTATGAGGATTGTAATTGGCTAGAATCGTACATATTTTCAGCAGTAGATTCTGGCAATCCTACAATAATGTTTGAAGATGCTAATTTTAAACAACAGAGATTTGGTGCTATAAATAAAACTTATATGGAAATCTCTGGCCCCCAAGCTAAACTAAAAGAACGTGTAGACACTTTCTTGAATAATATGCGAAAAATTCATGGAAAAACTATTACAATAAAATATGAATTAAACGGTGTACAAGTAGAAAGAAAATTAGATTTGGATTATTCTTTGTTTATGGAAAGACATCTTGAGGATAAAGAGGTAGAGATAGTAGATAAAGACGGGAATAAGAAAAAAATATCTATTAAGGCTGGTGATGTTACTGGTAACTTCCTTATGAAGTATAATATGGAAAAATATTTTTCTGAAAGGGATGCTTTTATAGAAAGTGTAAAACAAGACTATATCCAAAAATTTATACTAGATAATGGTTATGTTATAAGTTCAGTAGAAATTCCAGGTCAGAAAACTAGAACCCCAGAGCAAGTAGAGGCAGCTTTTAAAGTATTCGAAAAATCTGAAGACTTTGGAAAATTAATTGGAGAATGGGAAGAAGAAAATACTATACCAGACCAAACTTTACAGGATGGCTATACTAAAGAACCTAATACTAATTACTTTAACAAAGAATATCATGCTTTAAAAGATAAATTAGGTAACGAGTTCGAGCAATTAGTGGATGCACTAATGAATTATAAGTTAGCTCTAGACAGAAACTTACCATTATATAGTGCGAAATTTTTCCGTTTGCCACAATATAAAGATAGAAATCTAACTCAATTGGTTGCAAATACTACAAAAGGAATGAACATCTTTAAAAAGAGTGGCATTTATTTTAGGGCACGGTTTGCGGCCGCATTCGACCGTATACATAGAACATTAAGAATAGATCAGTATGGTACAGAATCTATGACTGATAATGATGGTATATCTAGAATACCGTTGACGGGATTGAGAAGATTAAAGACAGAAGAAATGCAAGAGATTAGCCATAATATCTTTGAAACCTTAGCTACATATACAGCAATGTGTTTTAATTATGCCAGCTTGATTGGGTCTATTGATAGGGTGGCTACTACAATTATACATGAAGAAAATAAACCTAAAGTACACCAAGACAAAGCCCAAAAAATAAGGAATAATGCTGCAGAAAGATTGACTGCTTATTTTAGAGCAAATTATTATGGGGAGACACAGTATCCAATTGAATTCCCAGGCAAAGGACATGATAAAAATTGGATTAATAAACAGGTTTCAAAACTTACTTCTCTAGCAGCTTTTGTATTCTTGGGGGGAAACCTACATGGTGGAGAAGTGAACTCTTTAAATGGCCTGTTTAATATAGCGAAAGAAGGATTAACAGGAGAATATTATTCAATGAAAAATCTACGAAAGGCAACCAAATGGTATATAAAAACAATACCTTCTAGATTTGTAAATCTTGGTAATCCTCCGATGTTTAAACACGACATAGTATCTTTAATTATGTCTCGATATAACGCTGTAGAGAGTTTCACTAATGTACAATTAGGAATTAGATTAACTCCTCTACAAAAAAATATTGGGATTAAAGAAAGATTAGCAAATATAGGGTGGGGTGATCTTCATTATGCTCCGTATGTTAACGGAGATTATAAAATGCATGCTTTGCCCTTTCTAGCTATTCTCGATAAAACAAAAGTATATCAGAAGGGAGAAAATGGTAAAGAGGGGAAAATAATGAGTTTACTTGATGCTTATATTGAAGAGGCTAACTTAAACGCCTTTGGAGAAAGTAGCAGCCAAATAAGTATTGTTGACCCATATTCAAACGAAATTGAAGAAGAATACGGAGAACAGGGAATAAAAATGCCCTTTTTGGGTTTACCAGAAGGAAAATATTTTAAATTAAAAACAGATGCTGAAGGCAAGGTAGTTTCTAGTGAGGAAGACTACAAAGAAATAATGTCAATTATAGATATTTTAAAAAAGAAATATGACAGAGCAGAAGCAGCATATCGACAAAATAAAAACCAAAAAGATAAAGCCTTCCGTTACACAGATAATCCTGTTGGATTAAATGAAAATGGCGAGGAAGAACCTTTATTAACACAAGAACAATTAGACAAAATCAGAAATTACTATGGTTTAGGTAAAAATGTTCTTTCTGATAATAAAGCTAAAACAGTTTATAGAATTATTAATGCTCTGGAAACAAAAGCAGACAAATATCTTTTTGGAGAATTAGAGGAAGCGGACATAGCAATAAAAGCAAAAGAAGTGTGCAATCGAATGCACGGAGTAATGAATGAAATCGATGCCCCAAGAGCAAAACGATATTTCTTAACCAGGGCACTGTTTGGGTTGAAGAATTATGCTGTAGGACTTATTGAAGACAGAACAGTTACAGCTACTTATAACTACGGACTTAAACAGATGGACGAGGGATTGCTATCCACGCAATTAATTAGATTCGCATGGCTTTTTACTGGGGTAAAGCACAGAGAAATTGTGAGAGACGCTGATGGTAATGAAAAATTTGAAACAAAAGTTGACATGAGCTTTTCAAAAAGACTATTTTTGATGCTATGGTCAGAGATATTACCAGTGGCAGGCAGAAAAAATTTAAATAAGGCATTGTCAGCCGCAGGATTCTCAGAAAAACAAATAGCGAATACTCATAAAAATTTCTGGCATATGATGTTTGGAACTCTTGGGAAAATACTTGGTCTTTTTATGTTAAGATACAAGATGAAAAAAGATGAGGAAAGAAAAGCAAATGAAGAAGAGGAGAAAGTAGATAGATTTCTTGGACTACTGTATTATATTCTGTATAGAGTATCCCAGGAACAACTGGCTTATTCTATAACAGGAAATGTATATTCATGGGCGCTGACAAAAGCATTCTTTAGTAACGAGCATCACCATAGAAAATCTATGTTTGGTTCTAAAGAAGGAACCTTAGCATATACAATGCAAGAATTTAATTCTCTTGTGAATTTAACACCTGCTGCTATTTCGGCAATATTAAGATTATACACTATATTTTCTAATGGAGTAGAAACCGCCATTGCGGAATTAAAAATGAGAAACATGGATGAAATTGATAAACACATCTTAAAACATGGCACAGATATTCCATTTAGAAATGAGAAAGGAGAAGTAAAACGATCCACAAAAGATTTAGAAGCATATTCTGAGGATAAAAAATCCTTAAAAGCAGGTAAATATAAAAGACTTTACTATCAAAAGAATGATAAATATAGAATTGCACCAGTAGGAACATCTAGATTTACAAGAGATATATTAACTATTGTCCCATATGCAAAATCCATGTATGTTTTTAATAATCCTTGGGAAGCGGCATTAAGATTCGACTTTGGAAGAGGGGCAACACTCAGAAAATAAAATAATAAAGGGAGGTATTAACCTCCCTTATTTTTTTATAGTTCTACGGAACCAGACCCAGACCTACTTTCACATAGGAACTGTTGCCAGTCAGTCTCTGCCTTAATCGCGTCATCTATAGGTTCAAGCGGGTCTTCTTGCCCCTCCCTTAATGGAGCCTCAGGATTTGCTTTTTTGTCCACATCTTTTCCTAATTTTTTAAAGGCTTCTTCTGCACTTCCGACCTTATTCGGGGTTATCCCTAAAGAGGCATCAACTTCTTGCTTTAAACTTTCACTTAGATTATTATAATTAAAATTAAGATTTGCAAGCTCATTAACTCTTATTAAACCATTTAACCCTCTAGGTAAAGAGTCACTTAATTGAATAGTCTCAAACTCATCATTAGAAGAGAGTGTTCCATCCTCTTCGACATTAAAATTTTCTTGGAGATATGTTAGATTTATTGGTAATATATAAAGTGTCACTTTATTGGCGCCATCATTATCTAAGTTATGCTGGGCCTTCCCCATTTTAGAGTACCCAGACAGTTGCACTTGATAATTCTTCATAGTAGGTGTCATAGGATTTCCATCTCTATCTACCTGTGTTTGTAAATCTACAATTTTAGCAGAAGTTTTTGTGTCTATTATAATCCAATCTCCAGTTGTTTTATTATAAGCAAGTAAGTCTAACTCCCCTACCATTGGAATAGTAACATCGACTTCTTTGCCGTCATTTATAACTTTAATAGGAACTCCAACATGGAATCTTACATCGTGTTCTTGCCTTCCTACAAACGTGTACCCACGAGTTGTTAAATCTTCCATAAAAGCTAAAACTTGTGGTCTTATTACATTTTTAAAATATGTATCATCTATAAAGGGATAACTCTCCTTAAGCTCTCCTGCAGCAGCATCTCTAATTATACCATCGAAAATACTACCAATTGCTTGTTGAACAGAGGTTTTACTAGAAGATTCACCATGTATAAGGGATGTTATTCCTCTACCGGTGCCTTCCGCTGACTTGGATGCTCTGGATTTTCTAGAACTTTCTACAATCTTTTTTGCTTTTTCCGCGCAAGCTTCTGCTACATTTTTTGTAGAATCTTCTGTTTTTGATTTTTTAGACGCATCCCCCTGCATATTGCCGACATCTTTAGAACGTCTTTGTATCTTGCCCTTCCCTTTTTCTTTTGTTGAAGAGCTGACGCCCTTTTTAGGTGTGGCAACATCTACGTCTACACCAGGCCCCTCAGTAATAGTATAGCTAGCACTGTCATTTTTTGTTTCGAATATATCACTTTGAAAATATCCTATAACGGCACCTAAAGCAGCCTCATAAGTAATTTCTTCTTTTTCTGTTAACTGTCCTTCTTCACCTTCCTTTCTTTGTATCTTTTCAAACTCTATAAGTTTTTTGAAATTACTGTAAGACACTTGGAAATTAAACGCACCGTCTCCTTCCTGATCTTTTTCTGTCACTAGTGCCTTATGTACAGCAAGAAGATTCTCTACAAAATTTAAATATACTCCATCTAAAAATTGTTTTTCTGTCCCCGTGTTAAATGCTGCAGCTAGTTCGTCTGAGTAAAAAGACACTAATTCTCTCTTGTCAGTATTTGTTTTCTTAATAGTAGAAATAGTGTATTTTATTCTGCTCTTCCCACTATCATCTGTTTCTCTTACAGCATTGAAAATAAAGGCTCTGCCTGACGCATAAAGAGACCTTCCTAAATGATTATTAACAAAGCTAGAATACCCAGCCTCTACTTCAGACTTCATGACATCTCCATTCATTAAATCCATTTCGTCTGGATTAGCCAATGCCCTATTATTACTATTAAGTAGTGCGGACATCTTCTTATGTAATAGGTCCATGAAATAATTAAATTTCGAAACCTCTGTTACTTTAGATACATCTGTTTTGCCATCCTTGTCTTTTGTTGCATCAAGAGCCTGAGCGAGATTTCTACCATGCTTGTCTGTAGCTTCTTGCCCTTTTTCACTAGAAAAAAGAGGTCTAACAAAGAAAGAAATAGTAGACTTATCCTCTCCGCTAGTAAGATTATTTAAAGTAAGATCTACTTGAGAGTATTGTGCCTCCGAGAATGTAGCTATTTTCTTATTTACCGCGAGACTTTTTAAAAGTTTTTTAACTAGCTCTCTTACTTTGCTTCTTCTTGCAGTTCTTATATTTGAATCTTTAGGACTATCATCTTTTGTTTCTTCTCTATGAGCATCTAACAATTGTTGTGCAACACTATTATAAGTTTCTTGTTCTGTGGGTGCTTTTGCCGAGGGCGGAGTAGCATCTCCAGTATATAAATCACCACTTTCATTTGTTATAAGTGCTATTTCTCCTCTTTTTAGTGGCAAAGAAGAAGCACTTTTTCTTATTTCTCTCATAACTACAGCACCAGGAGTAGCATCATCTTCCGAGCTATTCATTAAACCTATGGGTTGATACCTCTTGCCATTAATTTCCATAGTACCATTCTCATCCTCTACTACTGCTGCAATAGGCAAACGATGTTCATCTAATTCATGAGCTTCATCCTCATAATATTTATGAAGTGCAACAAAATAAACTTTTTTATCATTTAAAGTTTCCTTTTCACCAGCATCATCAGCCTCATATAATTTTCTAACATATGCTTCTGGCTGAAAACGTTTTGAAAATTTTTCATTTAAAGCATCTAAAGCCTGATCTGCCTCAGAACCCCCTTCCCTTTTTCTATAAGGAAGTAGTCTCATAGAGTTTCTAGGCGAAGCTTGCTTGGCGGCAGGTTTCTTTTCGTGAGCATCTTCAGAAGGTTGCTCCGGTGTAGGAACTGCTGGCTGAGGAATATCTGTTGGTGCAGACTCAGCTGGCGCAGAGCTAGGTGGAAAATACTTGTCTATTACCACACGAATTCGGTTTTTTATTCCTGCAGGAATTCTCGAAGAATTTAATAGAGAATCTAATTTATTTCGTAGATTTTCGATGTCAGTATCCTCTTTAGATTCTGTATCAGAAAATAGAGTATCCTTAGAAGACACAGCCTCTGTAATTTTATCTACTAGTTTTATTATTGCTTTTATATGCTTGTTTTTTTCTTCTTCTTTAACAATTTCAGTAAGTTCTTTTTTAAATTCATTCTCACTACTTTTATCCTCTTCAGACTCCTTAGCATCCTCTTCTGGTGCTTCCTCTGGGGATTCTTCAGTAGAATCTTCTATAAATTCTCCTTGATCATCCGCAAGCTCTTCTACAGCATTATCCTCAGTATCGCGCAGTTCAGGAACAGGCCGATCATAGTAATAATAAAGAGCCCTTATTATATCATTTTCGACTTTCTTTGGTAATTTATATAAAGACAAAAACTGATCTAAATCATCTATAGCATCCTCTAATGAATTTTCTTTTAAATACAAAATAGAAAAATATTCATCTATTTGGCTCAGAAATTCAGAATGTTCCTCATTTGACGAAGAAATTCCTGCAAAGGCAAATTTATAATCTACAGCTCTTTTCTCTCTTTCTTCTTGTTCTCTTTTTTCTTTTTCTAGAGTTATTCTTTCTACATCTGCGCGAGTTTTAACGGCACCCATTTTAAAGGTATCATTAGCTAAAACTATCTTTCTTCTAGAATTTTCTACCGCCGCATCAGACTCTCTTACTTTTTCTTGAGCTTCGTATAAAGTTTGTTTAATAAAATCAATTATTATTTCTTGTCTTTTTACATCTGTAATACCATTCTCCTTAAAGAAATCTCGGATTAATCTATTAAAGCCACTACTTCTAAAATATCTCTCTAAATTCAAATATCCTACTTGTCTCTTTGTTGCAGAAGGGTCCCACCCCAGTTGTTCTGTTAAATCCTTTAGCACAGCATTTACAGCCATTTTGGCTGGATCTTTTTTGCCCCGTTTCATGAATGCGTTTGAGAATTGTGAAACAACAGCCTTTTTAGACCGTAACCTGCGCTGGTATTCTTGATAGAATGGATGATCTTCAAGAGCAGCTTTAAATGGATTTATAAATTCCGGCCTTGGATTATTTTCAATGGCCTTCTCTACCCTCTGAATAAAAGTCTCTATATCATCTGAGGTTTTCATAATATCCTCTGCCATATTTTTAGCAAGATTTGCAATAGCTTTTCTACTAGCTTCTAAAGATAACTGTGCAGCATATTCTTGGTTTTCTAGTAAGGTATAATAACTGGCTTTCATAGAAGCCACTCTTTCTGTCAAGTGCTTCGCTCTTCTAATCTTTGCTATATTTTGAATATCATTATCTACTAATTGCCTCCTTAGATTATCTATAATTTTATTTTGCTCTTCACTATACTTTGAACTATTAGAAGTGTCGAGCATTTTTGCCCTTTTATCCGCATCAAGGTTTAAAATATCTGTCTCAGATAAAACAGGAACTTTTTCTCCTAATTTCTCAAGTGCTAGAAGTTTTTTCTTTTGTTCTTTTACATATTTTTTTGTAATTTTTACCGCCTCTTGAGCCAGGGCTATCTTCATCCTTAGTGCAATAACTTTTTTAGAAGCTTCTTCAGCATGAGGATCGGTCTCGTCAGTGTTTTCAAGGATATTATTAAGCTCACCCTTAGACTTTTGAATCTCTTTTTCAGCTTCGCTTATTTTTTCTTCTGTCTCTTTTATAGACTTCTTTATTCCTTGAGTACTATTACCACGTTCTGCAACAAGATTTTTAGTAACTGTATCAGCTACGCTGGCTTCAGTAGTATTTTTTATTTCAATATCTGTAAGTTCCTTATTTATTTCATCAAGTTCTCTTTCAGCAATACGACTATCTATCTTAGACATTATTAACCCAATCTTTGCTTCTTCACTGAGGCCGGGATTTAAAGAAGTTAACCTTTTGTCCTCTGCCCTTATCTCTTCGATTGTGTTTATCATGTTACTTGCATTACTTTTTATTAACTCATAAATCTGCTGATCGGTCATGCCTTCATACAGACTACCATTAAGCTCTTTTGCTTCTGCCATAGTCTCTTGTATTTCTTCTATACTCTCTGATTCAGCAATTTTTGAAAATAATCCAAGTATGGCCTGCCCGTCCCGCGTCTTCTCTAATTTCAACAAATTGAATGCATAAGAAGCAATTGCTGCCTGGTATGCATCTTTATAACTGTCTTCCTCTTGTGCCTCATGAAGTACCTCTTTCTCATTTTTATCTAAACTTTTTGCGACATCTTGCATCCAATTCAAGAATGCCGCTCCTGTACGCATTTTACCTATAAATTCTGGATCATTTAATCTTTGTGATAAAGATTCCAACATTTGCTGCTTCTCATCAAATTGCTCAACACCCTCCTGATACATAGAAATCATTTTTGGTCGCAAAACAGCTTTTATACTGTCCCAAATAGCCTGTCTTTGTTGTTTTTTATCTGTTGGATTTAATATGGCTTGCCGTCTAATAGAAGAAAAATTTAATGAAGACATTGTACCTGCAGAAATCGCACCGTATACTGCATCTCTTAGCGTATTAACATCGCTTAAACTATCTGTAAATCCTGCCCAAGCACCCTGCAGATTTGTTCCCAAAAAGTTGAAAGTGTCTTTATAAGAATCCAGCCCTAAATTAAAATCCAAGTATTTGTTTAATCTGGCCGTAGCACCGCCAGCACCAATAGATGACCAAATAGCTTGTTGCCCCTCTTCTAATCCTTCACCAAAAGTACCCTTAGCTACATTCCCCCATCCAGCTTTTCTTCTAGCAGTAGCCTTTTCTGCTGGAGTCATATTATAGCCTTTTATTCTAAATCCAGTTTTGCTACTTCCTCCTGCAACAATATCATCGGCTTGTTTAGCTAATCCTCTAAATAACTTGTTAGTTCTAAAAGCTTCTTGTACTTTAGAACCATATAAAGCAGCCCCAGTTAAAGCCATTATTCCTCCATTTATAATAGTATCTGCAAAGAATACTGTTGTAGCAGCAGCATTAGCGGCAGTTACAGCCTCTTGTTGGAAACCCTGTAAGTCACCGTCTATTCTGTCTCTAATATTTTTATCATACTTATTTCTTATAAACTCAAATACTTCTTCTACAGACATTATAGGTTCATAAGAATTTGTTTCTGGATTATACTTTTTATTTTTAGGATCATTATACATTTCCATTGCCTCTTGGTAGAATGCATCTTTATCTAAAGAATTTACCGCACGTTCATAGGCATAGTTGTATTTTTCTTGGTATAAATCGTCGGCCTTATCCAACACAGTATTATAATCAGATATAGCATCAGATATTCCTTCGGGTATACTCCCACCTAATACAGCACCAATTGTTGCTATTTTGGCCTGTTTTACCTTTATTGCACCGAGTGCCTCATTAGCCGCATTACCTACTAATTTTGCCGCCTTTATAGATGCTTTTTTAGTAACACCCTTTGCAATAGCCTTACCAATATCAAGTCCAATCTTTGCTCCAAGTAAAGCTTCGGCTGTATAGCCCATTTGTGAGAAAATTTCTGGAGCTGTTCCCCTATTAAATAACTGCGCCCCAACACTAGCAGTACCCATATCATGTTCATAAGTATGTATTGGCCCAGCTTTGGAATATATCTCTCCTGCTTTAGCCGCTTCTTGTTTGGCTTTTGTCCAATAGCCTGTTGTCATTAAATTGTTCGCCCAGGTATTAATTCTATTACCCAAGATTGTACTAATTGCATGTTGAAAATCTGTTACACCACTCTCCATTCTATCATTCCCCCAAGCGGGATTGATAGCACTCCCTAGTAATTGTCCTGTTGCATGTACAGTTCCAAGCAATGTGCCAACAACCTCTATAGAAGCCCCCAAAAAAGACCTAATAAATCCAGTGGCAGCTAGTCCCGCCAGTTCTTTAAAAGATTGATGTTTCTCTAGATAATTTTGAATCTCCTTAGCAACAATATAATCTGCCTGCTCTTGGGCTTTCTCAGGGTCTTCTACTTGTTGTAACGCAGCAAGATAAGTAACAGATAAATCCTCCCAATCAAAATTATCAAATAATTCGGGGTCTTTTTTCATGTATTGATTATAATAACTGCTAACTAATTTTGCTCTCTCTTTCACAGAATTAACTAATTTTTCTTTAGAAAGAGTACCATCAGTATACTGTTTCATTACTTTTTCAGTCTCAGAGAGTTTAACAGGCTCTGGGACCTTTTTCCCATCCGCATGCACATCCTCAAAAACTTTTCTAGCATCGTCAAGTTTCTTTTGTATTTCTTCAACAGGAGTGGGTTCGGCAACTTGCTCTTCGAATTCCTGCAAATTTTTTCTTATATCTTCTTTAATATCCCCAAGAGTCTCTTCATCCCTTTCCTCAACAATTTCTTTTATGGATTTTTTAGTACCATCTTCTTGTGGTAATTTTTTATTTAGAATCTCTCCAGTTATTCTTTTCTTTGTTCTTTCGGGTCTTAATATATACTTTAAAAGATAAATTAAACTCTCTCCATCTACCCCACCATCACTTGGCTCCAAAATTAATCTGTCAGGGTCTGTAAGCTTATTTTCTGCGGCAATCTTTCTATTATAAAACTCTTCTTCTGCCATTGCCTTACCGTAATGAGAGAGATCTGAACCAGTCATTGTATTAATATCATACCCGTAATTATTTAAAGAAGAATCTTGATTATAGTACCCCCGCCAAGCTTCTAGCGAATTCGTAGGGAGTTTCTCTCCTATACTCATTAAATAAGGATTATCTTTATACTTTTCAAGTGCTTTTGAGCGCACAAACATAACCTGTTGCTCATACGGTGTGTAATCTATCAATTGAGCGGCGTACTTTTGCTGCCACTCCTCCCAATCTGCAGCAGTTAAACCTTTTAGCTGCAAATTTCTTCCACCTTGGTAATTAGTAAATTTATAATCTTTCATAACTATTATGGCAATGTAGTTCCAAATCCTGTTTGTTGAGAGGAATTAGTGCTACTATCTTCAGTATTACTCTTGTTACGTCTTAATAATATTTTTTTCCTTAAATTCTTTTTATCCCTCTCTGACAAATGCTTCATATAAAATGCAAATATCCCCCCATTTTTAATTTCTTCTTCTGTATAATCATTTGGATATAAATCCTGATATGAATCCACATTTTTAATATGAATTTCATTATCATAGTCATCTATAAAAAGGTCCCCATTTTCTAAAACCTTATTAAAGAAATCTATAGCAGCACTACGTGTTAATTTTATATTTTCAGCCTGTGTTTTTCTTTCTTTTTTATCTTCGGAAGTATTTGTGGATTGATCCCCGCTATCATTAGTATAATCAACTTGTTGTGTAGGCAATCTATCTATAAAAGCTCGATCTCTACTACCTTCTACTCGTATACTTTCATTTGCAATATGTTCGCCAGGACGTCTTATCCAATAGTATGGCCCATATGTCATTATAATAAAATTACTGTCAAGGAAATTATATATCAAATTTTTAGTAAAATCATCTAACTTTTTATAGTTATACTCTTTATTCATAGAAAATTTAATTAAGTCAAACAGGACCTTATCATCAACATCTCTCGCTGCAACCTGTCTTACTTCACCCTTTTTTCTAGCCTTTCTTCCATCACGTGAACCTAAGTCTGTAGAAATACTATTACCATCAGCTAAAGTTATTTTATCATTATCACTCTGTGCCCAAGCTCTTAATCCTACCATATTAAAAGAAGAAGCATTCGGAAGCTGTATATTAAACAACCTTTCGTCTAACAACGCTTCTTGAACCTCACTCGGTAACTCATCAAACTTAACGGAAGTACTTTCTCCACTAAAATCATCAACAACAGCTACCGCTCGTTTTTTAGTATCTACTACATATCTAGTTGTGCCAGTACCATCTTCACTTCTAACCTCCAGCACCTTATGAGTTTTATTTAAATTTTTATTTGGGTGATTCTTCAGTAAGACATTTTCAGATAACCATATGCCAGCATTAACTATTTCCGTACCAGCACCTCCGCCAGAACTGTCACCTACATTCTTATACTTCCTCTGCAAATCATACTCTTTCTTAGAATTAATAAGTGCTCTGTCTATACCGGCATAAATAGCTTGTTCTGCTTCCTTACGCTTGGCTTCGCTGAATACATATTCACCATTCTCGTCTTTTCTGTATATACCAAAATGGGCTATTGCTTGATCTATTACACGTAATAATTCCGGTGGAGCATTCTTGTCTCTTGCTATTGTAGACGCAATATCTCCAGGCTTGTAGCCCATAGATTGACTCCATAATTCATAATCAGAATTAATGCCAGCCAATAATTCAGGTTTAGAAATTATACTAGAGGCTAAATTCATCGACACTTCTGAAGCATATTTATATATAGCATCTTTATGAAGAACAGAGTAATCTGCCAGAGAAGGATTCTTTCTTAAAGCCTCCACACTTAAATCTCGGCTATCTGTACT